GAGCGTATCAAGGTGGTAGAGTTCAATCGTCACTTCTCCCCCGAGGAACAGGACACCCACCTCAAGGACGAGCTGTGTGAGCAGTCCAGCATGAGCGGCATTTTCATGTGGCTGGTGCGTGGGTATATCCACTACAAGGAGCGTGGACTTGCAATGAGCGGCAGTCTGAAATCGGTTGTCACCAAGTACGAGCGTGATAATGACCTCGTGTTACAGTTCCTCGAGAACCGCTGTGAGCGTGTCCCGGAGGAAAGCTCGCCAACCGTTATCAAGGCGAAAGACCTGTACAACGCTTTCAAGATTTGGGCGAAGTCCGAGGGTGCTTATATCCTGTCGGCTCGTAAGTTCAATTCTGAAATGGAGCGTCACCCGGAGTGGTTCGACAGGAAATCGACCTCGAGTGGTTATGCAACCTATTGTGGTCTGAAATTGAAGGAGGTGCTGTAATGAGCAAATATCTCGAAACCCTTCCGCAGTATCACTTTGACAGAGACGATTTCTGCAAAGTGTTCGGAGAAGTTTTCACCGATGATGAAATCATTGACATTGATGTAATGTGTGGTTATCCACAGAACACCGAGAACTTCCTTCTCTATCGCTGGGAAGACGAGTTCTATATCATTCATCGTGACAGCGGCACAATTATAAACTGGTATAAGCATTTGGGACGAACCAACACCTGTAACAAGGAAGGATTCACCCTCGCTGATTTGAAGGAGCTTCTACTTCTTCTCAAGGAAGACTTGAAGGAGGAATCGTAATGCAGTTAGCAGAAAAACAGGAGTTGGTACGGCTCTTGAACCTGTACCAAGCTGACCTTCTCATGGACAACGACAACAATATCCGGGAAGCCGCAAAGCACTCGGGTAAGAAATGGGAAGGTACTTACAAAACTGGTGTGAAAGCCCAGTACGAACACGCTCGTGTCATTGCCGCAAAGCTGTCGGTAGAAATCGGCAAGTCGGTAAAATCTTACTACGAGCTGTAAAGGAGGACACTGTTATGAATATGGTTTGCAAATGTGGTGGCAAGGAGTTCTTCACCGAGGAACACGGCAATCAGACCGGGCTTTACTGCTCCGCTTGCGGTAAGTGGCAGAAATGGCTCAAGAAAGACGAGATACGACTTTTCAATCACGGTGTCAAGGTGGAGAACGCTTCTTTGCTGGAACGTCTCAAGGCTCGTATCGAGGAGAGTGCAATCAAGGTATCTACCGTCAAAGCTCCGCACACCTACATGAAAGCTGTCGGTACGAGGGAGCTTGAAAAGATTCTCGAGGAGGAATTTCATCATGGCTCGTAACCGCTATCCCGGGTATTGTTACTGTTGTGGCGCATACGTCCCGGCTGGGTACGGACACTTTGAACGCAGCTGGGGTCAGCCCGGGAACAAATGGCAAATCAAATGTGTTAAGTGCGCTTCCGGGCGTATTGTCAAACCGTTTTCTGATAATTATGAAAAGCAGAAGCGGTTTATTACGGATGCGGGGCATGAATTAAGGACACCCTTGACGATTATTGAAGCAGACACGGAGGTTTTGGAAATGGACTTCGGTGAGAATGAATGGCTGCAGGATATTCGGGAACAGACAAAAAGACTTGCGGATCTTACAGGTTCTTTAGTTATGCTTTCCCGTATGGAAGAAGGGCAGAATGGAAATTTGAAAGTAGAGTTTCCTTTATCTGATATGGTGGAAGAGGTATGTCATACTTTTCAGGCGCCGGCGAAGATACAGGGAATCTGTATGAAAACTGCGATTACACCTATGATTTCTATAAAAGGCGATGAAAAAGCAATCCGAAGTCTGATAACGATTTTGCTTGATAATGCCGTCAAATATACGAATGAAAGGGGGAGGATTGACGTTACTCTCGGGAAAAAGAAAAACCGTATTTATCTGTCTGTATTTAATACGACAGAATATATTTCAAAAGAACAGACTTCTCGTTTATTTGATCGTTTTTATCGGACAGATATTTCCAGAAATTCCCAGACAGGAGGATACGGACTTGGACTTTCTATAGCAGCGGCGACAGCAGATTCTCACAAGGGAAAGATCATGGCAGAAACAGAAGATGAAAAATCGCTGCGTATTACAGTGACTTTTCCGGGGCAATGATGAATAAACAGTACATGAGAAGCGTCAAAGAGATCTCTGTACTGATAATATCGAATATGCAAAAGGCAGTAAATCTCAGGTTAATAACCTAGGGTTTACTGCCTTTTTAAGATGATTTTGTCTTAAAGTACAATTAAGGTACAGCGTGTACGATATTCCTGTCAATAAAAACGGATAATTTAATATGTCTTATTAATTATTCGTTATTTTTTTGCGTTTATTAATTTAGCATGGTTTTTCAGGCTTACAAGGAAGTTCAGGTCTACATGGTTTATCTGGTCTACATGGTGGGCAATCTAATTTTACACCCTTTAAACATTTGCCTTCATGTTTGCTTTCTACACAAACTTTGCAATGTTTTACTTCATCAACCCAAATGTTTATTTCATAATATCTATTTGCGCAAAGTGGTCCAAATACAAATTCGCCGTTTTTATCTGTAAAAGTATGAGAAACAGGTCTTCTTTCTTCTTTTCCACAATCACAAACAACTTCTACTAATTTAACAACAGCATTGTCAACTGGGTCACCATAACAATCTTTTACTATTCCATAAATAACACTACGGTCATCACATGGTAAAGTAATATCTAAATCGAATTGTTTTCCTGTTGCTAAAATACCATCAACATTAACTACAGGGCAAATTCCTTTATCATATTCCATTATAAATTCCTCCTTTTTGATATTTATAATATATAGTATTCAAATATAAATATAATGTGACTAAGTTCGACAAAATAGTATTTGTATGGAAAAATAGCAAAAAATATAAGAAATAATTT